ACGGCGGCGTGTACGACGATAGCCCCCGCAGGGGTGACGTTGAGGAAGAATACCGCCGAGAACGGACGATAATCGAAAAGCGGAATGCGCCTATGAGATCCCAGGGCGATTGGTCTGCGCCCCAGTATCGTGGCGAAATGAACGATGACGGCATGCGGCGCATTTATGGCTTCGGCATGGACGGCGGAAGGGGGATGGAGGCCAATTATCGCGGGCCCAGCCACGAGGCTGAAATGGGCTGGCGTTCCGGCCACGCCGAGCGCGGATACTCTCAGAGTGAGGCCGTCCCGCCCATGACCCGGGAGATGGCCGAGGAATGGATGGCCTCTATCAAGAACGAGGACGGCACTGTCGGCCCGCACTGGACCATGGAACAGGTCAAACAGCTGATGCAGCAGCGCGGCATCAATAATGTTGATCCTGTCCGTGTCTGGGTCGCCATGAATGCGGAATATTCCGACATGGCAATGATCTACCGCAAATACTCCATGGACAGGCCCGAGGTGTATCTGGACGCCGCCATGGCACGGTGGATCAACGACAAAGACGCCGTGCCCCATAATGAGAGCGCCTATTATCGTTACATAGTTAAGCGTTAGACTTCCTTGCTTCGGTGGCAATTCGGTGGTAATTTTGCACTTTCTTTTGCCGTTTTGCGCTTCGGAAATCCGAACCCCACCACGCTTATTATTGCAGGGCGATCGCCCACAAAGCATTGAAAACAAAGGGAAAACCCGCAGCCACAAGGGCTGCGGGTTTTCTTTTTGTTGGTGCTCCAGCGGAGATTCGAACTCCGAAAATGTGCCGTATAAGCATTGCAATTCCAAGCTTTTTGAAATTCGGTGGTAATTCTATGGCAAATCATTCTTTGCAGCGGGTGAAGTTCGGCGGCAGGGGCGGGCCGTAAGTGATAAGGCCGGTCATGTAGTTGTCCACGAGCTTGGCGGCGGCTATTTCTCCCTCGGTCATGGCGTCGGTGTAGACGGTCTGCCGCACATGTGAATTGGCCCAGCCTCCACGCTTATTCGAATAGACATCGTCAATGCCCAGCAGGGCCATGACGGAAGCATTGGTATGCCTCAGGCCGTGCAGGTAGCCATGCTCAATTCCGGCAAGTGCGCAGGCCTTGGTTATTCCATTCCAGATGCCAGCTGTGCTCATAGTGATGACATAGTCCTCAGTGCGAGGCAGAGCGTTAATCCTGGTCTCAATGTACGGGTCCAATACAAGCCGCCGCGTGGAGTCGTCGGTTTTAGTCTCCTTCTCGACCAACTTGTGATGCTTATCGTAGACTCGGGCGTTGACCACATCAATATAGCCAGGATGGACATTCTCCCAACGCAGGCCCTTTATCTCCGACCGCCGGAGGGAAAGCCAGACCGCCAGCAGCCCGGACACTTCCACCTGCCCGCCAATATCAGCCAGAGCAAGGATGAGCTTACGCAGGTCATTGGATGAATAGACAGGAGGCTTCTTCTTAGGCTTTTTTGAGGGCTTGACTAAATCCGGAAACTTCAAGCCGGTGGCTGACTGCACAAGAGAGACGGCTTCGTGGATCGTTTTGCCGGAGTATTTCTTTTTATCTCGGTCAACAGCTGCCTGCATCCGCTCCGGTGTCAGATCCTTGACCTTCAGATCCATTATGCTCTGCAGGTTGTGCTTCGCTCTGCGCTCATAGCCGTCGATGCTGGAAGGAGAGAGCACCCCCTCCCGGGCGGCGATGTAGGAGTTGATAAGGTCCCGGACAATGCGGTTGTCCGGCGCTCTCTGCTCGATGACCCCCAGCTTCACGGCGCGGGCTGCGGCCTCGCATTCCTTGGCCGTGGAACCGTATACCATGGAACGCTGACCGTCGATCATCAGCCGAATACGCCAGCGACCGTCGGCCAGCTGAGTGGGTTTTGGCACAGAGACTTCACTCTTCTTCTCCTGGCGAGTGCGGACGATCTTCTCTCCGCAGTGAAGGCAAAAAATGGACTCGTCGGGAATGTCTCTTTTACAAGATTTGCATTTCATAATTTCAAACTATTACGCTACAGTTTTTTGTAATGTGCCCAAATCGGGCACGATCACACATTAAACGCTTGGGGCAGGACTTGAATTGTGCCCTGCTGCGCGCTGCCAAATATGCGCGACGCCGTCTCTTCGATCCAGAAGAATCCCACGCCCGGATCAGTCTTGTCGATGAGCAGCGCGGCAAAAATGACCATGGCAAGAAGTGCCACAATAATGGACAGAATTCTGATAGTGCGTCGAAGCGCAGCCTTCTCGGCTTCAAGCCGATGAATGAAGTCCCGCCTTTCCCCCATGAATTCCCTGCGCTCGTCAAGGATTTTCTGCTGCTCGGAGATCTGATTGCGAAGGTGGTCAATCTTGCGCTGGGCCTCGTCTTTTAGTTCCTGCTCGCGGGCCTTAATATTGTCAATGGTTTCTTGCTGCTCGCGAATAATTGAATTCTTCAGCTGAACAAGCGCCTTAAGGGCTTCGGCCTCAGATTCCACCACACCTGTGACCTCACGAGGCGGCTCGTTGGTCTCCAGAAGCGCCATGGCGATAGGCTGCACCGTGTCTTCGTACCGGAAATTCATATTCTCGCTGCCGTCCGAAAAAACTTTGCGCACAGTGGAGAAAGAAACGTTTCCGCCGGCGGCGAGAGTAATGTCGTGAATGCGCTGGAGCGAAATGCCCCGTTCCTCTTTGACGGCCTTCAGCTGAAGAATTACCTGTCGGGTCTTGTCCTGTCTGCTCATTTTATCCCCTTTCTGGGATGACATGAAAACAGCACGAAAATAATGGCACATAAATGCACAAAAAACGCACAAATTTGGCGTGGAAATGCATGGTGCAGTGTGCTATTATTCAATCATCTCTCATAGCTCGGTGGGGAGTTTGCAGTTTGGCGACGGCGGCTCCCCGCCTCTTTATAAAATTTTTCTAAAAAAACATTACACCTCATCCACCGCTTGCGCGGTCCCCCTTCCCCTCAAGGGGAAGGCAGAATGAAGAAAGGAGACACACTATGAACAAGAGACTGACAAAGCCCCATGAGAAGAACGAGCGCCTTGAGAGCCCTCTGGGCCTGCAGGGTGTGCCTCCCGATCCAACTCCCTGCGTGACGATCATCAGCCCCGGCAGCGTGGTCATCGTGACCGGCGATGTCCGGGTAATACGCCCGGGCAGGCGGAAGAGCCTGCCTCAGTAGGAGGAGAAGATGGACGAAGATCTGCTGGGATTATTTCTGGCGCTTAATTTGGAGCGTCAGGATCTGTGGATTGCTGAGCTGCGAGAAATTGCAGATAAGCAATCGCCTGAGCCTTTCCGGCCTCATCCAATTTTAGAAATAGACTGTTGGCTTCCTGTATTCGCCTGAATTGATCTTCAGGCATGGAGGGAGGTGCGGCAACTGAAACACTATTAGCCTCGCTGCTTTGTGCAGCGGGGCTTTTTATGTCTGAGAAGCCAAGAAGATAGTCGGAGGTGACATTGAAGGCTGAGCAAAGCTTTTCAACAACATTGTATGGAATTTTTCTGTCGGTGTTTTCGTAATACGATATTGCACGCTGAGAGCAGCCAACGAAACTTGCAAGATCGGCTTGACTTAATTTCTTTTCTTTGCGGAGTTCAAGAATACGGTTCATTGTGCAGCCTTTCTACAATTTAACTAATTTAGCACATTTGTTCTTGTGCAAAAAATAGAAACGTATTTATATGTGTCAAAAGATATTGACATTACTGGCACAACTGTGCTAATAATGTGCACATAGAACAAAAGTGCTAAGGAAATTTTCTATTTAGTCCTGTTCAGATAAGCCAGAGATTGACGGTACTGTTCTGCAGGAGGAACATCGATAAACTCTACTGTCTGGTCGTAGTTTTCTTTGACAACTTTTTTGATCTCGTCAAGGGTGACGCGGAAGAACTCACGCCGCTGGTTGATATGGTTTAGCTTCCGGTCGGCAAAGGCTTTATGGAGGGCGTTTTCCAGAGCAGGAGCGTCAGCAGAGAAAATCATAGCATGAACATCAAAGTCAAAGGGGACAGAGGCGTCGCCCAATTCATCAATGCGATCCATAGGAACAAGGCGGCGGGTCATACCGATTTTATACACGTCTTCGCCGAAAGCCCCAATGTTGGAAATGATATACACATACCCGGCTTTAGCATTTGCGGCGCGATAGTCAACATCGGCAAAACCCTTGTCGATTTCGCCGAGCTGAGCTTCGATTTCCGCTTTTTTCTCAAGGAGGGCTGCTTTTTCGGTTTCTGAGGCCGTGGCAAGCTGAGCGACGACAGTTTTAAGCGCTTTTTGGTAATGGGTCTGCTCTTTTGCCAGCTTTTTACGGGCTTCTTCAATTTCTCTGGCGAGCTTGGCTTCTTCCCTCATCTGAGCGCGGGCTTCCTTTTGGGCTTCTTTATCGTCTCTTTTCTTTTGTTCATACTCAAGAGCAATAATAAGCTCTTGATTTTTTAAGTAGTAGTAATCTCCTGTAATAGCTACACTAACTATTTTGCCGAGTTTAGATATAGCATGATACGATTTTTCTATGCGATCCAAGCTGGCTTGAAAGTTGTTGACAGTAACACGTTCTATGATGTGCTCACATTCGGCATTGAAAGCGCGAAGCAGGAGCTTTTGCATATCGGAGACCATTTTCTTTCCTTCGCTACGGCTTCCATTGACCGTCCATGTGTCGCTTCCTGTGACGGCCTTGCCGGTTTTTATGAGTTCCTTTTGGTTCTGGCGGTTTGCATCCAGACGGATTTTAAATTCTTCTGCGGTGGCAAAGGTGTAGGTGGGAACATAGAGGCCAACATCCTCGTACATTTCCATTTCGCCCAGCTCTATGACACGGGATTTTGCGTAGGCCAAATCTTTCATTGCCGAATCGCGTTGAGCTTCGATCTCTTTTAACTCTTCCTTGGCTGCGGCGATGGATTGGCGAAGGTCATATTCCTCAAGCTGTTCGGGTGAAAGCATTGCTTTAAGAGCGGCGAGTTCTTTTTGTTCTTTTCGGCCAAACAAGGACATGGCTTAACCTCCCATGGTATTACGTTTTTTTAAGCGCCGCCAGAGAAATTCAAGGGCTATGATCAGCGCAAGGGCGAGGATACTTGTAGCGGTTACTCCGGCATCGTCGTTCTGGATTTTGAATACGAGTCAAATTAAGGAAGTGACTAAGGCTGAGGCATACCAGAGGAGATAAAATTCCAAGGAGATGCGGATCAGAAACCATAATTTTTTAGGGTTTTCATGCGGGCCTCCCTTGTGCCCGGTCTGGGCACACAATTATACAGCTTTAATTTAACACCATAAAGAAACAATGTCAAGAATGATTGACATACGGCAAGGAAAGGAGCATGAGGAAATGGGAGAGAATGAACAGTTTGTCTTTGCCCTGGGCGGCTCGCCTGAAGCTATGGGTTCAGGCGGCAAAGGCGGAGAGCCAAGGCTTGGCGCAAGCGAGGGCTTGAGCAAGTTTTTTGAGCTTTGCGGGCTTGAAAAGCTTAGTCCGGAGAGGGCTGCGGAGCTGATTTTCTACGCTGCGGAGCACCAGACCGAGCGCTGGGAAGAGCTGTATGATTTCTTCTTCAACGAGGCAGCGGCCTTGCTGCTTGAAGCGATGGAGGCATTGGATGGAGGGGAATAAGAGCCAGACTGTCAGCCAGATATTCGAGGAGCTTGTCAGCGAGATGTGCGATGGATTTTGCCACTGGCCTTTTGTCTGCGCCAGCGAGGACGAGCTGGACGAGCACTGCGATAAGTGTCCGTTGAATAAGTTATTTTAATCGACACCTCATCCACCGCTCGCGCGGTCCCCCTTCCCCTCAAGGGGAAGACTTATGGCAGCACAGGTGAGGGCGCGGGATGTATCAGCCCGGGCTTATGGGGGCTCAATTCCCTCGGCTGCCGCCACCAGCGGGGATTCTCGTACTTGCCCCGCGTCCAGTTCTATATAAGCCTCGGCCCGTAAAAGAGGCTCCGCCGACGACGGCGCCGGTGCAATTCCGGTTGGGCTCATCAACACAACGCGCAAAGGAGACATGAGGACAATGGACATTAAACGAGGGCTTGATGGCCTGCGCTATTACCGCCAGAGGGCGGCCCTGACCCAGCAGCAGCTGGCTGATTCGCTGAATGTGCACCGGGCATCTATTATCGCCTGGGAGACCGGCCAGAGCTGGCCCAGCGCGGCGTTGCTGCCGCTGATCGCAGATGTCTTGCTGTGCAGCATCGACGAGCTATACAGCCAACATAGCACAGAGGAGGCGGAGAGTCCATGACGCAGAGCGGCGGAAATATTTACGGGAGATACCGCCGGGCGGCGGGTCTGACGCAGGAACGGGCCGCGGAGCTGCTGGACATGCCGGTGCGCACGCTGGCACACTGGGAGGCCGGGACATACCTGCCGCCGGATGACAAGGTGCTGCGGATGGTGGATATCTATCAGGCACCGACTCTTGCCATTGAGCATCTGAGGAGCCGTTCCGCCATGGCGGCACAGCTGCTGCCGGATGTTTCGCCCCTGTCGTTCCCGGAAGCGGCGCTGGCTCTGCTGGCGGCAGTGAAGGAGTTTGAGGTGGGTGAGAACGACCTTGAACTGATGAAAATCGCCGCCGACGGCAAGGTCAGCGGCGAGGAAAAGAAGCGGTATGCATATATAATGTCCAGGCTGCTGGACATTGTGGACGCGGCCTACACGCTGCGGATGAGCACATGGGAGGACACGGCAAATGCCAAGGACTAAGCTTGATAAATATTCAAAGCCCCGGCATGAGTGCGACAGAGTCAAGGCGCTGATCCTTGAGGCGGTCAGGACTCAGCATGTCTCCGGCGCGGCACTGGCCAAGATGGCCGGATGCGGAGAGACAGCATACTACGCCATGATGAACCGGCACTCGGACACTTGGCCGCTCAGCCGAATCAAAGGGCTTTACTCCGGGCTGAACATCCCGCTGGAAAATCTCCAGAGCGCCATTCGTTATTAAGGAGGCTGCCATGATTTTGACTTATATTCTATACGGACTTGGAACCTTGTGTCTTTGGAACGCTGCCAGCTACGCCCTTGAGCGCGAGTGGTGGCTCCTGGGCTTGAGCGTCATGCTTCTTGGCATGTGCGGCGCCGCACTCTGGATCCTGAAGGAGGTGCCGATTTGACGAACTTCGAGAAGATGCTCCGCGACACAAGCATTGCGGATATGGCCGCCGCGCTTTCTGCCTCTTTTGAGGCCAATGCGGCCAGTGCCCGGCGCGGCCCATATGCGAAAGCGTGGAGGACGAATTCGACATCAGCTGCACGGATGTGCTGAAGCTCTGGCTGAACATGGAGGCGGAGCCGATGCCGGAAGCACCGAGGGAGGCCGGCGGGATTATGTACCAGCTGGGAAAGGGAGGAAAAGGAGGATTCTAATGATAGTTGTGGCTTTGTTTATTGCCGCGTTTGTTCTTACCGTGGCTGTATTTGGATTGTTTTTTATTGTTGGCGGAGTTCAAGATTTAATGCTCGGAGATATTGATGGAATTTTGCCTGTTTTGTTTGGCTTGGTTTTGGTGCTGGGGGCGGCAAGCCTTGCGGTTATTTTCTTTGTTCCGGCATAAAAAATCCCCCGGCGGACTGAGAGTATCCACCGAGGGCATAGCCGAAGCCATGAGGACAATTCTTATATTAGCACAACTCCAAACAAAATGCAAGCCCCTGTAGGGGCAATAACACCTCATCCGCCCCTTGTGGGGCACCTTCCCCTCAAGGGGAAGGCATGAGGAGGAAGGAAGAGAGCTATGGAGGACAAACCCAGCTACTGGGCGGTTTTGCCAGCGACCGTCCGCTATGACGAAAACCTTTCGTCAAGCGCTAAGCTGCTTTACGCGGAAATCTCCGCGCTGACGCAGAAAACCGGCTATTGCTACGCCGAGAATTCTTACTTTGAACAGCTTTACAGCTTGACCGAGAGGACGATCATCCGCCTGATCCGGGAGCTGGAGGCGGGAGGCTACATAAGAATAGACGGCGGCGGCACAAAATGCCGTAAAATCTACGCCGGGGTCAACACATTCCGGGACACTGACAAAAATGTCAGTGAGCCGCTGACAAAAATGTCAGTGCCGACTGACAAAAATGTCAGTGAGCCGCTGACAAAAATGTCAGTGCCGACTGACAAAAATGTCAGTGCTATTATTAATAATATAAATAACAATACTATTCCCCCAAAGCCCCCCAAGGGGCGGCGGGAAAAGAAAACAGCTGATTGGAAGCCGGAGAGGTTCGAGGGCTTCTGGAGATTCTACCCACCCGTCAACGGGAAGCGACCTGCAAAGAGCAGAGCCATCAGAGCCTGGGACAAACTCAGGCCGGACGATGAGACCATAGCTCAGATGGGCAAGGCCCTGCAGAGAGAAATTAATTCCGAGATGTGGCGGAAGGGAGTAGGAATTCCATATGCATCCTCTTGGCTGAACAGCCGGGCATGGGAGGACGAGATCGTGGATACCCCCAGGATCGTGCCCAGATCGGGCACAGCGAGCGGCTGGGCTGAGACAGGGGAGGTATTTTAATGACCGACCTGCGTGAGCTGCAGCTCGCCCTTGTGGGAGAGGGGCTGCGACATCCGGAGAGCTTCGGCGAGCAGGCCGCGGCCCTGAGCGTTGAGGACTTTCCCGATGACATCCTTGCTGTAATCTGGGGCGCTATGCGTAGTTTGCATTTCGCGGGGCTGCCCATCGACAGGCTGACCGTCAAGCACAAGCTCGGCGGAGACAGCGCGTGGGACGCACCAATAGACGAGGCTTTGGGGCGCAGCTGCTCCGACTGCGCTTATTATTCCACGCTCCTCCGGGAGGGGGTGCGGCTCAAGAGACTGCAGACTAAGGGCTCAGCTCTTGCTTTCGCAGAGGATATCTCTGCAGCCGAGGAGATAATGGGTGAGCTGAGCAAGATATTTGCCGGGCGCTCGGCCGCCGAGGTAACCGGGGCGGAAGCCGCCGCACATGAGTTTCTGGACCGGCTTGAAGGCAAACGGCCGGATTACATCCGCACAGGCTTTAGGGAGCTGGATGCTCCGCTTTTCCTTGAGGCAGGGGATTTTATCGTAATCGGCGGATACCCGAAAGCGGGTAAGACCATGCTGGGCACTCAGATCGCCCGGCACCTGGCGGCTGATCGGCGGGTGGGCTATTTCTTCCTTGAGTCCAACAAGCGCAAGCTGATGGACAGGATGATCTGCTCTATGAGCAGGGTCCCTCTGCCGAAAATCAAGAACCGTAACATGAACAGTTCGGACTGGGTCGCCGTCACCAAGGCGGCAGAAGATTTCTCCAAGCTTAAGCTGGAGATCATCGACGCGGCGGGCATGAGCGTGCAGGACGTACAGGCGCTCAGCCTTAACCGGAGATACGAAGTGATTTTCGTGGACTATCTCCAGCTGCTGAATGCGCCGGGAGAGAGCTTCTACAATCAGGTGACCAACATCTCCAAGGGGCTGCATGTCTTCGGGCAGAAGCACGGCATTACAGTCTTTGCCCTGGCTCAGCTGAGCCGCCCAGAGAAAACCGGCGGGAAGCCCAAGCCGCCCAATTTATCCAGCTTCCGTGAGAGCGGACAGATAGAGCAGGACGCGGACGCGGCAATGCTTCTTTACCCAGCCGACCCCAATGATAATCGCAGCAACCGAATCCTTAACCTCGCCAAGAACAAGGAGGGCGAGGCGGTGCGGCTGGAGCTGGCCTTCGATGGCGCCGTCCAGACCTTTACTCCTCTCAGTCCCGCACTGAGCCGCGCTGAGAGCTTTAAGGAGGGCGAGCGCCAACTAAAAGAAATGCAGCGCCAGCAGCAGGTCACTTTTGAGGATCCGCCCGGAAGTGAGGACATACCATTTTGAGGAGGACATAAAATGAGCAAGACCGACATTGAAGTGGGCCGCAAAATCAAGTTCATCCCGGCCGGGTGGACTGACGGCGGGCCGAACATTCTTCCGGAATTCATGAATAAGCATGTGGTCGGCCACATCGTCATGGTGGACACGGCGCGGGCATTGTTCCGCATAGAATATGAGGCCAAAGGCGAGCTGTGCCATGAGTGCTTCAAGCTGCCCTTGCTGCCCTGCGATAAGGTGCAGAAGATATGGGCGTAAAGGAGAGACAGCATATGGAACACAGAGCCTACACGGCAATGAACGACATTGATTCCTTCGTGGACATGTTCAGTTGCGCCAGCGGATTGCCGGCATGGAAGCTGGAGGGATGGCTCGAGATCTATTTCAAGCTTCGAGTGCTTCAGGAACTCGAAAAGGATGAGCGTCAGCGTGAGAACGAGAGCGGCGTGGAGATCGTGTCTGCGCCTGCGGTACCGCTGCCTGAAAAAGCAGCACCTCCGCCGCCGCCTCCTGCCCCACCTGACGATGATCCGCCGACCAAAAAAAACTCAGCGGCAATGGGGCGAGGCGCAAGCGCGAGATCCTTGACCGGCTGCACGCCGCCCGAAGCAAGGGTATCAGCTCTGTTAAGCTTGTTGAAGCTTCGGGCGGCAAGCTTAATAGAGACCAAATCATGAACGCATTGCAGTGCATGCACCTGCATGTCAGTGTGTGGGAAGAAATATCCACCGCGCTTGAGAAGCTTGGATATTGAATTTAGATAAAACAAAAGGAGAGCAATGAGGACATGAACACAATCGCCGTCGTCAACTTAAAAGGAGGGGTGGCGAAGACCACCACCGTCATCAACACCGCCGCGATCCTTGCGGCAAAATTCAGAAAGAAAGTGCTGGTTATCGACGCTGACAGCCAGTGCAATACTACGGAATTCCTTCAGCGGGACAAAATGCATCCCTACACTCTGGCAGATCTTCTGCGCAATGGATTCAAGAATGGAGAGACCCACATTGAGCACAGCAACCTGCCCGACGTGGATCTTCTCCCGGCAGACGAGAGTCTGATGGATCTTGACTTAACCAAGGTGGAGAGCGGCAGCGCCTCAGCCAGCTGCCTGCGAGATATGCTGCGGGGCGAAAACGGCATAGGCTGGGCCTATGATTATGTGCTCATCGACTGCCCACCGGCTTTCAATGCAGCAGCATGCGCGGCTCTGGTGGCGGCAGAAAATGTGGTGATCCCCCTTAAGCTGGACGCATTTTCTCTGCGCGGCATGGCGAACATCCTTCGTCAAGTGCAGAATATGCGGGCAATCAACTCCAATCTTACCGTGGCAGGACTGCTGCCAACCATGTGGTACAACGCCCCCAATATCGTTTCCGCCGAGGACACACTTCGTTCCTTCGGCCTGCCGGTATTCTGCCATATCCGACGGACGCCCAAGGTGGACGACATGACCTTTGCTCAGCGGCCGCTGATGTACTCAAGCCCCAACAGTGCCGCCGCCAGAGACTATAATCTCTTTGTGGGTGAGCTTATGAGGGGGTGCAAGTAATGGCATTCAATCTGGCTGATGTACTGGGCGGCCTGAATGTGCCCAAGGCGGGCACCGGGCCGGAGCTCCAGATCATAGATATTTCTGCCCTTCGCGCCGACGAGAAAAATTTTTACGCTGTGACCGAAGAAAGCGTGGCAGAGCTTGCGGCCAACATTGAGCTTGTTGGGCTGCAGCAGCCGCTTAATGTTCGGCCTGACCCGGAGCATGACGGCACTTACATAGTAATCTCCGGTCACCGCCGTCTGGCGGCTTTGCAGCTTCTGGTCAGCGAGGGCAAGGACTTTGCCGCCGTCCCCTGCATGACAGTGGAAAACGGCAGCGAGGCTCTCAACGAGCTGCGGCTTATTTACGGCAACGCCAACACCCGCCAGCTGAGCAACTGGGAGCTGAGCCGACAGGCGGAGCGTGTGCAGGAACTTTTCTATCAGCTGAAAGAGGAGGGGATGGAGTTCCCCGGCCGCATGCGTGACCATGTGGCGCAGGCCTGCCAGGTGAGCAAGTCCAAGCTCAGCCGACTGAAGGTCATCAACGAACAGCTGGAAGTGTTTGTCGAGCTTTGGCAGAACGACAAGCTCAGCGAGGCCGTAGCCTACGAACTGGCCCAATGCCCGCAGGAGCTGCAGTGGCGTATCCGGGACATTAAAATTAAGCCCGAAAAACTTAACGCAGAAAAGCTTCGCCGTGTACGCGAGGCATGGGACAAGGGCGCGCGCTGGAATATGGAGATCATGTGCACGCCAACCGGAAAGACCTGCGGGCATGGAGATGCCGCTCTCAGGCGCGATCTGAAGGCGGATAGCTGGCAGGGGCTCTGCAAGGGTGAAAAATGCTGTCTCCTCTGTGAATACGGCGCTGAATGCCGCAACGGTTATGGCGCCTGCGAGGCCATGTGCCGCATAGCTGCAGATAAACGCAAGGCCCGGAAGCCCGAAGCCGAGCGCGAGGCAGCCGAGTACAAGGAAAAGTGCAAGGCCAAAGCCCACGAAGAACTCCAGGCGCGGCTGGCACCTTATGTGAAGGCCGCTGAAGCTGCCGGACTTGCGGAAGATGTGCGCTTTGCGTTCAGCTACGACCGCGCAACGGTGGGTGAGTTGAAGGCATGGCTTCAGTATCCTGAAAGTGTCCGGGTACCCTGGTGGTTTAGGAAGCCGGAGGCTACGGACCTCGCCAAATTCGCAGACGCCTGCGGATGCAGTGTGGACTTCCTGCTGGGAAGGACGGAAGTCATGGCAATGGCGTGCCCTGCGCTTCCCCGGAATGAGCCAAAATGGCAGACCGGGGAGCCGGAAAATGATGGTTACTATTGGTGCCGTCTTGACTTCCACGATGGCTTGGAGCCGTGGACAGACGAGATGCGCTATAGGAACGGGCAGTGGCGCAACTTGCCCGATGATGTTAAGGTCATCGGCTGGTGGCCGCTGCCGGAGGAGTAAAAAATGGAAAAATATCCCGAAATACTTGAATTAGCAGATTATTGCAATTCGATTGAACTTCCTGTTTTGGTCGAACGTCTGCACGATGGGTATGCCGTCCGCTTTCCGAACGGAGGAGATTTTGTGCAGCATCACTTCAGCTATGGCGCCGAGTCTGGCTGCGTTGAACCTGCCATTGGCTGTGACGATGATTACAGCGCTGTTGAATTAAGCCGTGCTAAAAACCTCGTGATTTGGCACCGGATCAGCCTGGAAAGGCCGAACAAGGAGGGAACCTGATGCACGACATTGAATTTACCGTGTCCGATGTCCGGGACGGAGAGAAGTTTTATGCTCTCCGCATAAACGGAAAGCTGATCGAGGATAATCTCAGCATTGATGAGGTCATCCGCCGAATTGCCAGGGAAGATGCGGACTGTCTGGGTGAGCGCCACATGACGCTGCCGGAAAATCTCAAGTCCCGGCACAGCAGGAGGTGACGGGGATGGACAGAAGATGCAGCGGCGAGCACTGTCCCATGCAGCTGGGCTACGATGTGGCGGGCTGCGATATGACCGCAGAATGCCGCTTCTTCAGCCCGGCTTCAAAGCCTGCCTACCACATCTATCGCACCGGCGAGCGCTGCCCGTGCTGCGGCCAGCCCATAAAACTGACTGACCCTGCGTCTCTGGAGATGTTCAGCCGCATCTGTGCGATCTGCAAGCTGCCGCCCTGGCCGGAGGATGCAGCTGATGAAGTGTAATCTTTTTTACTGCGACCGGGCACGGGAACGGCGCTGCTGCAGCGTGTGCCCAAGACGGGACCGCTGCTCCAACCGCTGTCTTAACAGCCCCGACAGATGCGGGCAGGCGGTGGAGCAGGTCAGCGGCAAGGCCAAGGGCAGGATTGCGAGCTTAAGTTGATATTATATGAGGTCAGAGGCCATGAGGGCAGAGGACGATTACCGAAGGAGGATTCGCCTTTATGGCCAAGACCAAAAAAATAATCAGCGCAGGGGTTCTGCGCATCGAAGTGGTGTACGACCGGATCAACCGCCGCGACGATGCCCGGACACGGGCTGCCAAACAAAAGGCTCAGAACGAGGCGCAGGCGCGAATGAATGCCAAGTATTCATGGCAGAAGCTGGAACAGATGCTGGCGGCAAACTTCCTGCCGGGGGACTGCGTGCTGTGCCTCGACTACGACAACAAGTGGCTGCCCTTCTCCCGGCGGGAAGCTGACTACCGGCTGAAGCTCTTCCGCGCTGCAATGAGCGCGATCCGCAAGGCCGCAGAGCAGGAGTTCAGAGCGGTGTGGTGTACCGAGAGTCGCCACGATGCGGGGCGCTACCATCATCATGTGGTGGTCAACTCCACCGGCGCAGACATTGAGTCGCTGCGGCAGGCCTGGCCTTACGGCGGCGTGCATCTGGAGCCGCTGCGGGTCGACGGTGAAAAGAACTACGAGACTCTTGCCCGGTACATGTGTAAAGAGTACCCCGAGCGCGTTGGCAAACGGACATGGAGCTACACGCGCAGCTGCAAGCATCCGGAGCTGGAGACTTTTGTGGTTACCGACGATACGAAGCTTATAGTGCCGGACGGCGCCGTGGTGCTGGCCGCCGAGAAATGCTCCAACCAGTACGGCAGCTGGGAGTATCTTAAGATAATAAGCGAGGTGCTGCCGCGGGCACCGAGAGCCAAGCGCAAGCACAGGCGTAAGCTGAGGATTTAGATAAGGGCTTTTTAGTATTTTTCGAGCTCGGAATCTATATTATTATTGAGAGAAAGGGTGGAAAAAGTGTTGAGTTCTCGCCAAAAGTGTGATATAATTCTGCCAACAGCAGGAGGTTATCTGGTCTGCCCCAGATGCCGCCGGAACAAACACCTGCTGAAGCTCTCGCCAGAGACCTCAGCCACGCAGCTGATCGTCTACTGCCGAGACTGCAAAACCGAACATGTGATCGACATTCGCAAGGGCCAGTGCTATGAGAGCCGGAGCCAGTGAACAACACGCAGAATGTGCGTGCTGTCTCGCTGGCTCCGGCTCTTTTGCTTTGCCCTGGCATGGAGGTGATAGCCCATGGGGGGTGGATGTAACCCGAGGACAAAAAACGGGGCCCTCCGACGTAAGCACCGGGAGCGCTTCAAAAAAATGGCCGCCCCCTGTGGCATCTGCGGCGGCAGGCTGGGGCCTATCCGCTACGACCAGCCCAGCGACGCCCAGCACCCGCTGAGCTTTGTGATCGACGAGATCAAGCCAATCAGCAAGCACATGCTGTTTGGTTATGATTCCCCCCAGGCTGCCGCGCAGGACTGGGGCAACCTCCAGGCGGCGCATTGGTGCTGCAACGCGGCGAAGGGAGCCAGCGTTGCAGACGAAAAAAAGCCTGTAAGCCGAGTCTGGATTAGCGATGGCGAATGGTAACGTTGCATCCAGGGGGAACCTCCCCTCCCGCCCGCCGGAGGCCACTCATCGGCGCCAGCGCCGAAATACCTCCGAGAAAAATTCTGGCAAGCGCAAAAAAATGCCCAAATCGGGCACATCCGAATAAATCATAGATCGCGCGACGCGGACGCGATACGCGGACAGACTCGCGGGCAGGAGGTGGCTTCGTGGCAACCAAAGAACAAATCTACACAGCCAAGCTTGAGAAGCTGGGAGTCTATGACCCTGCTTTCGATGATGCAATTCATCAGCTGTGCATTCTGGAGCGAGAACACAGCCGCGTCCAAAAGGCGTGGAGCGCCAGCAAAAAGGAGGACGAAAAGCACCCCTCCTTTACCCACGAGCTTTACCCTGTGATTTTGCAGCTCCGGCGGGATATACGGGCCAGCCGGGATGAGCTGGGGCTTACGCCCAAGGCGTTGAGGAAGCTTAAAGGCAATCTTGACCTTGGTGGAGAGGCACCGGCAGAGGACAAGACTGTACTTGGCTTTATTCTTGCAAAACATGAGGACGGGTAATCAGACGCCGAGGCTGAGGGTCGAGCCTCGGAGAGTGAAAACAGACGGCGGTGACGCGGCCCTGTTGATGAATGCCTATGGTGTCAACCTTTGGCCCTGGCAGCAAGGTATCCTTGACTGCTGGCTTGGCCTGGATGCTGCCGGCCACTACTCCACCACTTCCGCCGGTCTGGCGGTGCCAAGACAGAACGGGAAAAACGTATGCCTTGAAGCAAGAGAATTTTTTGGCCTTGTGGTGAAGCATGAACGGATCCTGCACACGGCGCACCAGACCCGCACATCGAAAAAGAGCTTTCGCAGACTGGAAGCCATGTTCACTGATAAGCGCCACCCAGAGGTATGCGCCCTGGTGAAGGATATCCGCTACACCAACGGCGAGGAAGCCATTGAACTGACCAACGGCGGCCGCATTGAATTTGCTACCCGCACACGGCAGGCGGCCCGAGGCTTTGATGGTATCAGCCTGGTGGTTTACGACGAGGCTCAGGAACTGACCGATGATCAGGTTGAAGCCGTGATGGCTACCCTGGCTGCCAGCACTACCGGCACAAGGCAAATCATATACACCGGCACGCCGCCTTACCCCGGCTGCCCCGGCGTGGTCTTTCGCCGCCGCCGTGACGCTTGCTGCGAAAATGCAGCGGAAAGTGACGCATGGCACGAGTGGAGCATTGATGCCGAAAGTGCAGCAGATATTGATGTGGACGACGTCGCGCTCTGGTACGAAACAAACCCCTCTCTGGGTTATCTGTTAACGGAGGCTTTTACCGCTGAGGAGCGCCGCTCCATGGCGCCTGATGGCTTTGCCCGTGAACGACTCGGCTGGTGGCCCCCGGCCGCGGCAGCTATTGACGATCGCTGTATTGATGAGGCCGTTTGGGATGCTTGCCGGAGCGACGCTTTGAAGCCGGAAGGCAAGACGGCTTACGGCGTGAAGTTCTCAGCCGACGGGTCGGAGGTCTCTCTCTGCGGAGCCGTTGTGCCCAAGATGGGACCGGCCCGCATCTCCCTCATAGAGCGGCGTCCCACCGGCATAGGCACACAATGGCTGGCGGATTGGCTCAATGCCAGATACGGCAAAGCCAGCTGTGTGGTAGTCGACGGCCGAAACGGCGTTGACGTGTTAGTTGAGAAGATCTCCGGAACGTGGAAGGCCAAGGACTGCATTGTCCGGCCCGGCAGCAAGGATGTTCTGGCCGCAGTAAGCTGCCTGTGCAATTGCTTGAATGAGCAAACCGTGAGTTGGTACTCCGGGCAGGAAGCGCTGAGAGAAAGCGCCGTGAGCTGCACCCGGCGCCCCATCGCGGGCGGCTGGGGTTTTGGAGGGGATAATTCAAGCCCCATCGAGGCAGCGTCTCTGGCGCTGTGGGGCGCGAAGACTTCCAAGCGAGACCCAACGAAGAAAATGCTGATAGGATGATGAGATATGAATATTAACCTTAATGCGGCAGCGGTTGCCGGACTTCCTTCGGCTGAGCAGCAGCTTCTGGCCGAGCTTGTAGAAATCTTCAATTCCCACGAGGCCAAGAACGCTTTGAAGGATGAATACTACGAGGGCGATATCTCCCTTAACCGGGTTAACCTTGGCATAGCATTGCCGGAGGGCATGCGCGGGCTTGAAATAGGCTGCGCGTGGGGCACAAAGGCGGTGGATGTGCTGGCGGCACGGTCAGTATTCGACGGCTTTGTTGGAGTTAACGGCGAGGATGCGGCGGAGGCCAATGCCATTGCTGAGGCCAACAATCTGAAGGTGGCCTACAAGGCTGCGGCCCGTGACCAGCTTAAATTCGGCTGCACCTTCGCCACCTTGAGTCAGGATGCGGCCATCGGCAGCAAGATACGTTTCCATTCTCCCCGGAGCGCGGCGGCTAAGTGGAACGGAGTTAAGGGCCGGATAGGGTCGGGGCTGGCGATAATCGACACCGCGCCGGACAACCTTGTAAAGGATGCCTGGGCTCCGAGCATAATCAACCTCTACACGGATAAAGCCACGTGGGTTCTGCGCCGGGTCGATAGCCGGTGGAGCGCGAAAGCCCATCCGCACAAGCTGGGCAGACCGCTGATGGAGCCCCTTATCTGGAACGCCACCACGCGCAAGCCCTTCGGGCGGAGCAGGCTCAATAATCCTGTGCGGCGGCTCATCGACAGCTATGTGCGCACGCTTGCCAATGCCTCCATCGGTCTTGAATTTTCTACCACTCCTCAGAAGTACCTTTTAGGTGTGACCGATGAGCAGTTCAGGCAGATAGCAGAGCAGAAGTTCAAGCAGTACGTGGGCAGTGTAATAGCCGCCACGTCAAACCCGGAGACGGGAGAAAATCCCATCTTCGGCCAGCTTAACCAGGGCAACATCCAGCCCCACATCCAGATGCTCCGGGCACTGGCTACGCAGTTTTCGGCCATTACCGGGTTGTCCGTTATGGACACCGGCGTTGTAAATGACGCTAATCCCACAAGCTCCGACGCTATCGAGGCGCAGACCAAGAGTCTTGCTGAAATGGCGGAGGACATGAACGGCCTGAACGGAATAAGCCTTAAGACCATTGTAATGATGGCATTGGCCCTTAAGAACAACAAGACGCTTGAAGATCTGCCGGAGGAGTTGACAAGCGTTGTCGCCAAGTTCAAAAATCCCTCCACACCCAGCATGGCGGCTCTGGCTGACGCGGCCATGAAGCTGGCCACGGTAAGACCGGAGTTTGCAAAGACCGATGTTTTCCTTGAGATGATGAATTTTGACGCCGCTACGGTGCGGCGCATCAAGGGACAGGAGCGGCAAAACCGAGGGCGGCAGGTGCTTGAAGAGGAATTCGGCGCATGAAGATAAGCCGCAAGGTGTGGACGGACTACGTCAACAAGCTTCGTGCCATAAACAACAAAGCCGCCGATGCCATGTGGGCATGGCTCAAGACCCACTCCATCGACGATGTGGAGGAAATGCTGGATTATGCGTTCCAACTCGTAAGCCGCTACGGCGAGGCTTCGGCGGCTCTGGCTGCCGAGATGTACGATGTGACCGCCGAGATGGCGGGGCATTACCTGCCTCCGGCAATCCCAGCAGAAACGCCTACTTACACCGAAGTTTCCATTGCAGTTCAGGGAACAGCCAAAAGCGGAAATCCCAAGCTAGTGACAGACAGCGTAAGCCGTCTTGTGAAGGTGACCGGAGCGGACACTACTATGCAAAACGCTTTGCGAGACGGTGCAGAGTGGGCGTGGATACCTATCGGGGAGACCTGTGCTTTTTGCCTGACCTTGGCATCCCGCGGCTGGCAGAAAGCTTCTCGAAAAGCCATACGCAACGGACACGCCAAGCACATCCACGCCAACTGCAACTGCACCTATGCGGTGCGCTTTGACCAAGACATGGATGTAGAAGGCTATGAGCCGGATGTATACTATGACCTTTATTCAGATGCAGAAGGCGGCAATTCTACGGAAAAAATAAATTCTATCCGCCGGAGACTATACGCGGAAAACCGATACGAAATCCGCACTCAGCAGCGCGAAGCCTACCATCTCAGGCGAGAACGAGAAAAGCAGGCTCAAAAATGATTATTGCAGTTGATTATGACGGCACTCTCGTGCGAGACAAGGAATTGAACCTGCCGCTAATAAGGTGGCTCAAAGGAGCGCAGCGAGCGGGAGATACGGTGATTTTGTGGACATGCCGGGAGCAACAGTCTTTGAACGAAGCCATGTTGCTGCTGAGATCAAATGGACTTGTCCCAAACTATGTTAACTGCAACCCGCCTCAGGTGATAAAACGATTTGGGTATGACCCACGAAAAATCTTTGCAGACATTTATATTGACGATAAAGCACAATTTTAAATTGCAGGGCATGAGCCAATAGGGCCGGGGCCAATGGACAAACGCAGCTTTTGTGTTTGTCCATTGGCTTCGTTTTCTTTTGCTGATAAGCCGAAAGGCTTTTCATAAAAAATTTGGCGTGGCGGCCGTAAAACCAGCCGACGGCAAGGGATGCGACCCCGTAAAAAAGCGTAGCCGAGAAAGGATCGAATATGCAGCGCACAGACATTACCGAGATTTTCCCCGATGCCACCAAGGAGCAGCTGGATGCTCTTATGAAGCTCAACGGCGAGGACATCAACAACGCCAAGGGCAACCTCAGCACCCTCCAGAGCGAGCTTAAGAAAGCGCAGGAGGCTTTGGCTGCGGCCGCAGCCGGAGACAAAAGCGTAGAGCTTCAGGAGACCCTGGGCAAGCTTCAGACCGCACAGGCCGAGCTTGAGGGCCTGAAAGCCGCAAACACCCTGCGTGAAACCCGCGAAAAGGTGGCGGCAGCCAAGGGCATACCCATCAATCTTCTCACCGGCGAGACCGAGGAGGCTTGCACTGCGCAGGCAGACGCGATCCTTCAATTTGCCGCTCAGAACGAGGCTTTCGCCCTGAAGGACGGAGGCGAGCCTCTGGGCAAGGGCGGCACTCCCACCCGCGAGCAGTTCGCCAACTGGGCGAAAGAAAACAACATTTGATTTTGAAAGGAGCATGAAAAATGCCTATTGACACCAACAGAACCGCACTGACCCTGCCTACCGCGATATCCAACGAAATTCTCCAGACCACTCAGGAGCAGAGCGCCGTAATGCGCCTTGCAAGGCACATTACCCTTCCCGGAAACGGCCTGACCATTCCCATTATTCTCGGCGATCCTGAGGCCGCATGGGTGAATGAGACCGATGAGAAGCCCGCAGGCAAGCCTCAGCTGGGCAGCAAGATAATGCGCGGCTACAAGCTGGCAGTTATTGAACCCTTCTCCAATGAGTTTAGGCGCGATATGGCCGCTCTGTACGACGCCCTGGTGGCTCGTCTCCCCGGTGTGCTGGCCAAGAAGTTCGACGCCACTGTTTTTGGCCCTGCCTCCGGCGCGCCCGGCAGTGATTTCGACACACTTGGCGGCGCAGTTGCCCACGAGCTTGTGACCGGCCAAGCCTATGACGCTCTCGTGGCCGGCAAGATGAACATTTCAGAGAAGGGCGGCATTATGAACGGTATTGCACTTTCTCCTCAGGGAGAGGGCGCACTGCTGCTGGAGAAGGACGGCCAGGACCGCCCCCTGTTTATTGACAGCGTGGCCAATGGCGACGTGCCCAAAATACTCGGAGCACCCACCTACAAGACCAAGGGTGCTTTTGTGGCCGGCAATCCCAGCGGCCAGAACACCGTTGGCATCATGGGCGACTGGACGCAGGCCATGTACGGCATCGTACAGGGCGTGACCATTGACATCTCCAATCAGGCCACTATCAATGTGGGCGGCGAGCAGATCAATCTCTGGCAGCGCAACATGTTTGCAGTCCTGGCTGAGATCGAGATCGGCTTCAGAGCCGATGTTGAGAAGTTCAACCTGCTGACCAAGGCCGCAGGCTGATGAAGACGAGAACCAAAATGCTCCACAGCGTAACAGGGACAACGATGTTTGTCCCTGCGGAGCTGGTGGACGAGTACGCGGCGGCGGGACACAAGGTTGCCTTGCCGAAAGATATTCCCGCTGATGTTCCCAAGCGAGAGAGCAAAAAGCCCCGGAAGTGAGGTGACCGCTTATGAGTGCATACGCCACTGTTGAGGACGTGGCTGCCAGAACAGGCAGAACATTGTCCGAGAGCGAAAAATCCATATGCGAGAGCTTGCTTGCAGAAGCGGCCCTGATAATTGACGGTACCGGCACAAAAGCTCAGGACGAGGCCAAAAAGACCGTTTCCGTGCGCATGGTAGTTCGCGCTCTGGGCGCAGGCGCAGACATTGGCATTCCCGTGGGGGCTACCCAGGGCACTGTGAGTGCTCTGGGCTACTCTCAGAGCTGGACTGTGGGCAGCGGCACGGTGGGCGAGCTGTACCTGGGCAAGCAGGATAAGCAGCTGCTGGGGCTGAGCAACCTCATCGGCAGCTTCAGTCCCGTGGAGAGCTTGACAGGAGGTGGCATAGAATGCGCGGCATTGATGTAGTCCTTCATGTCAAGACCCAGACCGGAGTGGACAGCTACAACGAGCCTGTCTACAGTGACAGCACGGTGGTCGTATCCAATGTTCTTGTGGGGCAGCCGGAAACGGAGGATGTTGTTAATTCCGCTAATCTCTACGGCAAGCGGCTTGCTTATGTGCTGGGCATTCCCAAGGGCGATGAGCACGTGTGGACAGACACGGAAGTGGAATTCTTCGGAACAAAATTCAAAACCTTCGGCGATGTGGTCGAGGGCATTGAGGCTCTGGTGCCTACGCCCTGGCACAAAAAGGTTCGGGTCGAGCGCTATGGCTAAAATTGACTTCAAGTTTAATCTGCCGGGGCTGAACGAGCTGATGAAGTCGGCAGAGATGCAGGGCGTGCTCAACGAGGCCGCCAATAAGATCGCGGCTACCGCCGGTGAAGGTTACGAGGTGGAGAGCGCCCACAACATCAACTTTATTGCCATTGCCGCCGTCCATGCCGAGACCTATGAGGCCAAGCTGGATAACAGTGAGAACAATACCCTGTTGAAGGCTGCCGGGAGTGTGAAGATATGAACGCAGAAGAATATATAATCAACCACCTTTATGAGGTCATGTCCGTGCCGGTAAGCGGTCCCAAGCTGGGCACGAGCGAAGACTTCGTGACCGTGGAGCAGCTTAGCAGCTCCACTGCTGACCGTACCTACACCGCAAGCCTTGCAGTGCAAAGCTGGAGCAACGGCCGCAGCGCTGCGGCAACGATCAATGAAGAAGTGAAAAAACAAATGGCCGCCGTGGCTGGACTTCCGGAAGTCAGCCGCTGCCGGCTGGAGAATGACTACTATTTTCCGGACCTTGAAACAAAAAGCCCTCGTTATCAGGCAGTGTTCGAGGTCATTCTTTTTATATGAAAGGAGCAAATTAAAATGCCTAATGCCAATAATGTTTCAACCGGCAAGCCTCGTACCGCCGGAGCTATTTTCCGCGCTCCCCACGGCACTGTGCTGCCCAGCGACGCCGCTTCTGAGCTGAATGAGGCGTTCAAGGAACTGGGTTTTGTGTCCGATGCCGGTGTGAGCAACACCAACAGCGGCGAAAATGATGAATTCTACGCATGGGGCGGCAGCCCCGTAGGCGAGGCCGAAACCGAGAAAACCGACACATGGAAGTTTAAGCTGATCGAGGCTCTGAACCCCGAAGTCCTCAAAGCTGTGTATGGCGAGGCCAATGTCACCGTGGAAGGTCGTAATGTTTCCATCAAGGCCGGAGCCACGGATAAAACCCCTGCGTCCTATGTCATTGACATGGTAATGAAGGGCGCGCTGAAGCGCGTAGTGCTGCCCATCGCCACACTGGTCGAGTTAGCTGAAATTGTTTACAAGGACGACGAGACCGTGGGCTACGAGATTACTCTCGGCGCCAAGGACGACGGCAAAGGATTCACTCACTACGAGTACATCCAGCTGCCTGAGCAGACTGCAGCAGCTGCGACTAATGTGGAGGGCGGCGCATGAGAAGCGGAACGACTTCCACGGGTTTTGAGTTCTCCTACGACGAGTCGCGCCTCGACGACATGAAGATGGCTGACACGCTCATGTCCTTCATGGATGAGGACGTCCCCGAATTTTCCCGCCTGAAGGCCGCGTCAACTTTTGTGGAATTGCTTTTCGGCAAGACGGGGAAGAACGCTCTTTACGATCACATCGCCAAGTCTAACGATGGCCGTGTCCCTTATGTGGCTTTTTATACGGAACTCGGCGATATCCTGAAAGGCGGCACTGAATTAAAAAACTCGCCAGCCTCGCCCTGATGGCGAGGTGCGATGAGGGTGCGCTTATCTGCGACATGGCCGAGACTTATCATATTTTTAACTGGCGAGCGCTTCCCGGAAGGCTGGCGGCCACTCTGGCTGCCGGCCTCAGAGATAACTCTCGGATAAAGACCATTATGAGCGGCTCAAAGATACCGCTGGAAACCGTGCTGCAGGCAAACATTGCAGACTGTCTGCGAATCCTTGTCTGGCGGCAGACCGAAGATGGAATAAAAGGCAGAAATGCACCGGCGCTGTTTACTGAGACTTTAAGCGGCGACAGCGTGGCAACGCAAAATGAAGGCTTTTCATCTTCGGAAGGCTTTATGGCGTGGCGCAAAACTATGATTGGAGGTGGAACTGATGGCTGATCTTGGCGAAGCATATGTAAACATTATTCCGAAAGCGCCAGGAATTCAGAAGGAATTGAAAAGCCTTCTCGGCGACGGCGCGGCCGGCGCCGGTGAGCCCGCCGGCAAAGCTGCAGGCAGCAGCTTTATGGCAGGATTTAAAAAGCTTGTAGCCGGTGCTGCCGTGGGCAAGGTGTTGAAAGACGCTTTTTCCGCCGGTGGTGACTTGCAGCAGAGCTTTGGCGGATTGGAAACAATCTATGGCCATGCAGCTGATCAAGCAAAAGCCTTTGCTGCATCTTCCGCCCTCGCTGGAATAAGTGCCAATGATTTTGCAGAGCAGGCAGTTAGTTTCGGTGCATCTCTTAAGCAAGCTTTCGATGGCGGTGAAGCCGAAGCAATAAAAGCTGCCAACACTGCCATTATGGATATGGCTGACAATTCAGCCAAAATGGGCACTTCAATTGAGTCTATTCAGCAGGCTTATCAGGGATTTGCAAAACAAAATTATACCATGCTCGATAATTTGAAGCTCGGCTATGGTGGTACAAAAACAGAAATGGAGCGGCTTTTGGCGGGTGCGCAGAAGCTAACGGGAGTTAAGTACGACATTTCAAATCTTGCCGATGTTTATGACGCCATTCATGTCATCCAAGGCAACTTAGGAATTACGGGCGTTGCCGCAGAGGAGGCAAAGACCACACTCACCGGCTCGTTAGGAGCAATGAAGGCCAGCTGGCTCAACACGATTGCAAGCCTCACATCCGGCGAAGGTGATTTTAGCATGGCTATGTCAAATCTGAGCACTGCTGTCGGCTACTTTGCAACAAATGTTCTGTCAATGGTCGGAAATGTGGTAGGTCAATTGCCTGACTTTTTTGCTGGAATTGGCGCAGTAATTGTATCCAACGCTCCACAGTTGATGCAGAGCGTTCAGACTATAGTTACACAAATGGCGCAAGGCTTTGTAAGTGGGTTTCCTCAGTTCATCACCAGCGTTTCAGCTCTTGCAACAACTGTTGCGCAAGCAATTTCAACCGCCGCGCCAGAGTTCCTTGCGGGTGGCCTCGCGTTAATCGAGCAATTGGTTGATAGTATGTTTATGGCTGCACCTATCTTGTTGACGGCTGCAGCAAATGTAGTCCAAACGTTGGCATCCTCGTTGATTGCTAACGCACCAGCATTGCTGAACGGAGGAATTGCTTTAATCCAGCAAATTTCTCAGGGGCTCAGCAACGCGATTCCAGAAGTAATAGGCATTGCCGCTAATCTGTTGGGACAGCTTCTGTCTGCGATTTTGTCCGCGGCTCCATCTCTCATTACTGGAGGCGTTGAGCTTATTTCGCAACTTGTTGTAGGCCTCGCAGATAGCATTCCTCTCGTTGTGGCGCAGGTCCCTGTAATCTTTGAACAGGTAAGCGCAGCTGTTTCTGGCATCGACTGGGGCAGCCTTGGACGAGATGTGATTAACGGAATCGCAGCAGGAATTCGCGCCGCAGCCAGCGCAATCTGGGACGCGCTCAGTTCTGTACTGAACGAGGCTGTGTCCTGGGCAAAAAATTTGCTTGGAATTAACAGCCCGTCGAAAGTGTTCGCCGAAGAAGTTGGTAAGTGGCTGCCTGAAGGCATGGCCGTAGGCATCAAAGGGAATTTAACGCCGGTCAGGTCTTCTGTCGACACCATGGCAGCTACGGCCAGAGCGGAACTGCGCAAGGCCGTTTCCCCAAGCGTCAATTTGAACGCTTATAACGACTACGGTCATCCCGGATATCCCATGAGACCTGAGCCGCAGCAGGCTCAAAAAATCGTCATTGAATTTACCGGCTCCCTTGCTCAGCTGGGCAGGGTGCTGCAGCCGCACATTCAGGCTGAGACCGTGCGCGTCGGCGCGCACATGACAGGAGGCACAGCATGATCCAGGCCTATTCCCTTACGGTGGACGATGTAAGTTATCGCGTCCACGTTATCTTCCCAACGCTGGTCAACAGCTTCGAGATCATGGAAGGTCCCAACTCGGGCACAGCCCAAACCGGTCGGGAGATCCGCGACATAATTGGCACGCGCTACGATTACGAGATGGACGTGGAGCCGGACGCTCGGTACCCGCAGGACTTTGACGCGCTTTTTGAGGTTCTCTCCGCCCCGGTGGAGAGCCACCGTGTTAATCTCCCCTACGGTCAAAGTGAGCTGAGTTTTGACGCTGCCGTATCTGAGGGCAGCCGCACATGGCACGGCTTTACTGCCGGATACGAGCGATGGAAAGGACTAAAAATTAAATTTCGGGCGCTCAAACCCCAGAGGGCGGTGGACGCATGACAAACCGCATAATCCTGGGCGAGCTTGACTCGCCCATAGCCATATTCGAGCCCGACTCCATCGAGAGCGCGCCGGGCGTGGCAGCGGTGGACATTATATCCGACACGCTCAGCGTGGACAGGATGGATCCTACTGTCCGCTATAAATACACCGCGCCCACACTCTATGGCCCTGTGGGCTATGACGGCATAGCCACAGCGGACGGATATCTCTACTGCGGCAAATTCAACGGCACCAATCTGGCTACCGAGCTGCCCTACGGCACGCCGCTCCATCACTTTTGGGGCGGCAAGCTTCGTGGCCGATACTACACAGAAGCAGTTGTCCGAGCCAGCGCAGACCGTTGGGAGATCTCTTCGCAAAGCCTTGTGGGGCTTTTTGAGAGCCAGAACCACTATGGCGGCATTTATACAGGAGAACGCTTTGACGCAGTGCTTGCGTCTATCTGGGGCGGCGCGGCAGGTACGGCGGCAGACGGCCTTGTCCCCATTACCGGTGGGCCTGAGCCCTGCTGGGTGGCCGAAAAGCTGGCTGGCATGAGCGTCTATGGCTGGCTGCCATACGCCAGCCGCAGAAAAAACCTGCATACGCTTATATTCTGCTACGGCGCAAGCCTCACTCGAGACGCCGCGGGTCGTGTGATCTTCCGCTGGCTGGATAGCTTCAGCGAGGCTCAGATCGACGCCGACCGCATCTATCTTGGCGGCAGCGTCCGCTATGACGCAGACGCCAGCGGAGTGGAGCTTACAGAGCATGTGTGGCAGTGGAGTTTTAACACAAGCCCTCAGAAGGTCTTTGACAATTCCGACGTATATGCCGAGCCGGTTAGCTCTCAGCTGGTGACCTTCTCCGAGCCTATCCGCGTGGACACTGCCGCGGTGGAGGGCGCCCTGACCGTGGAGGAGCTGGGCGAGAATTTCGCCATCGTCTCAGGCAAGGGCGTGCTCAGCGCCGTCCCCTACGTCCATCTGACGCGCAAGCTGGAGCGGCACCGTGACACAGACGCGCCCGGCAAGACCCAAAGCGTCAGCGATGCTACGCTATGCAACGCCCTCAACTCTGAGCATATTCTCACAAGGCTCTTTAATTTCTACACCCGCGCCCGGCGAATTTCTTCCGAACTGAAAGTAAATGCCGAGCGCTGCGGTGAAGCCTACAGCTTCTCTAATCCCTTCGGCGAGCGCGAGGATGCAGTGCTCAGCTCCATGAGCTACGAAACAAGCTCTATCATGCGCGCCGAATGCGAATTTATCACCGACTACACTCCCGGCCCCTTCGGCAATAACTACAACAATACTACCGTCCTTGCCGACTATGGGACATGGTGGGTGCCTACAGATGTCCGAACATCGGATTATCCATTCATCCGCCTGACCATGGTGGGCGCCGGCAGCGGCGGCGACGGCGGCGAGGGCGGCAAGCAGGGCAAAGGTACATACATCAACGAGGCCGGGGAGTATACCGGCTACGGCGGAGGCAAAGGCGGCAAAGGCGGCAAAGGCGGCAAGGGCGGTGAGCCCGGCAAGGTACTCACAATCCCAAAGCTTGACGTGAGCAATATTGCCCGCATCGCCTACGTCTGCGGCAAAGCCGGCGCTCCTGGAATCGGCGGAGTAGGCGGCTACGCCGGTACCGACCCCGTAGAGCCCACAGCCGGCGCACCCGGCGGCGAGACTGAGCTTATCATGTACGACGACGAGGGGCACGAGGTTGGTCGGATAAGCACCGCAGAGGGCTATATTCTGCCCTCCGGCGTGCTTAATCTTACAGCCAACACTTTATATGCCCAACACGGCAAAAGCGGCGTAGACGGCGCAGACGGCGGCGAGGGCGGGGCTGCTGCCTACGGCGCTGTAGGCACTGACGGCGGCAGTGTGGAGCATGACGGCGTCATTTACCCCGGCGGCCTTGGCTCCGACTGTGAATATGACTATATACCCGGGACACAGCTGCAGGCATTCTGCGGCGGTGGTGGCGGCGCCGGTGCTGCTTTAGGCTCCCCCGGTGGGGACGCGCCCACGCCCGGCAGGGCAATGGCTAACCACTATGTCTGGGGCGGAGACGCGGGCGATGGAGCAACGCCAGCTGCGCTTCCGCAAGATGCCCCTGCAGAGGCCTACGGCCAGGGCGGCGACGGCGGCCACGCCGGCGGCGGCGGCGGTACCGGCGGCGCGCAGAACTGGCGGCCTCTCGGCTCTGCCATCAAGGACGGCCTGCCCGGCTCAGGCGGCGACGGCACTGACGGCGCTCAAGGCAGCGACGGCTGTGTGTTTATGTATCATTAAGGAGGTCGCCATGTTCGATCATTACGTGAGCGTTGACAGTCAAGGCCGCATAATCGATGGTTATACTACCGCGCAGCACCCTCCGGCAGAGGGTGACATATATCTTCACTCCGGTGGGCCGGTGTTCGAGCTCTTCGGGAAGGACCCCTATCGGGAGCTTGCGCTGGAGGTGGAAAGTGGGCCGCTGTGGCTTTACCTTTACGAGGATGATAAGCCCCGCCATCGGACAAAGGCGGAACTGGCGGAAGATCTTCCGGCGACAAATCCGCCCCGCAGTGTGGATGAGCGGCTAAGCGATGCCGAGGCCGATGTGCAGACCCTGACGGAAGTGCTCAACATTATGCTTGGGGGTGTGACCTGATGGCCGGAACACTTGACCGGGCCGCTCTGTTTGAAGCCGCCCGAAAATGGCGTGAGGAAAATCAAGCCCTTGCCGCAGAAAATGAAAAGCTCAGGGCGCAGGCCGCAGACATGAAAGCCGCACTTGAAATAATGGAGGTGGAACCCAATGGCGATTGACGTCAATAATCTTGTGCTCTATTCTTCGCCATATACGGTTGAACAAATAGACGCAAGCGTAGCAGCAGGTTTTGAAGCCCGCGAAATTGCGGAACAACTGCGCACGGACGCGGAAAATGGCGTCTTCGACGGCGCGCCCGGCGCGGCGGGCAAGGACTTCACGGTGTTAGGCTATTACCCCTCGTTGGCGGCTCTCACCGCCGCTGTCCCTTCTCCCTCCGTTGGCGCGGCCTATGGTGTAGGGACTGAGGCTCCTTATGACATCTACGTCTGGGATGCTGTCAATGGTCAGTGGGTCAACAACGGCCCCATCCAGGGCGCAAAGGGCGATAAGGGCGATAAGGGTGACCCCGGTGCTCAAGGCCCGCAGGGCGAAAAGGGCGAGGACGGCGCGGCGGGCACAGTCGTATCCGTAAGCCTGCCTGCCGCAGCCTGGACAGGCGCGGAAACGCGCTGGAGTCAGAATCTTGTCATTGTGGGCTACAGCGTTACAGCGCGCACCCGTCTTGACGTGAACGCCTCACCCGACCTTATAGCCGCAGCTATGGCTTCCGGCTTTGGCCTTGTCATCGGCAACGACGAAGGAGCAGTTACGGCCTACCTTGTAGGAACTCCGCCTGAAGCGGATCTTATTGTGCAGTTGACGGCGACAGAAACGGAGGCGGCAGTATGATATACGGCAATGCTTTGATGCCCGGCGGCAGCGGCAAGGCCGGGGCGACACTTACAGTGTTCGCTCCATTGGGCAGCGTCATTACCATAAGTAAGGACGGAGAGAGCTATTCTTCCACTCTGCTGCCTGCAGTGTTCAAGGGGCTATCGAGCGGCACATGGACGCGCACGGCCACCCTCAACGGGCAGACTTCGGAGAAGCTTATTCAGATCGTGGCAGACTACGCCGACACTGTTGAATACTTCGCGGCAACAATCAATGTAACATTCCCTGCCGGCAGTGCCGTGGAATGCCGACAGGGCGATTACGTGATAAGCACGACAAACACAAGCGGCAGTCATGTTTTCACTGTGCCCAATTCGGGTACGTGGACAGTCAGTTGCACCGACGGCGCAAGCAGTGACTCACAAAATGTGGAAATCACTGCAAATGGACAGAGTGTGAGCGTGACGCTGATTTATTGGGATGGATCTCTTTATGACAACGGTAATGAGTTTGAATCCATAACCGGTGGATGGGGGGGCTATCCCTTCACATACGGCGGGCAGACTTACTCATCCCCAACTGTAAGCAAAAACGCGACAAACATACAATTGTCAGTGTCAAACAATGGCGGCGCGGCCTCATTCGCGAACAAACTTAATCTGGATGGCTTTTCAACTCTTAACATCAATTTTATCAGCAACAATTTCGGAGCAAATCGTTTATCCCTGTATCTGGCTTCGGAGCGGGAACAAAACCCGATCGCCACTATTGACGTGGGCGGAAAAACAGGAGTTGTATCCTTGTCGTTCGACCCGTCAACATTGGGCGGAGATGTCTACATCGGCCTTGGGGGATATGCAGCAGTTGGAATAAGCTATTCTGCTGTCTTTGATAGAATGTGGCTGAGTTAAGGAGGATCGCCATGATTATCTTTATCGACGCAGAATATAAATGCCATGTTACCAACGACGGCAACATGATTGCCGTGGAAACAGACTTTTTCAACGGCAAATGCGCGCCCTTCATTGAAGGGTACCGCCTTGTCCCCGCCGGAACAGAGTACAACGGCAAGATTGCCGCAGGGAATATGCATTTCCCGTGGGTGAATTTCGGAGATCTTGAGACCACCCAAATCGCCTATGAACGGCAACAGTACACTTTGCTACTCGCTGAGAACGCAGACATGAAAGCCGCATTGGAAGTAATGGAGGTGAGCGTATGACTTATCTTGAAGCCGCCCTTGCCAAAAGGGCAGAAATTGACGCAGCCAACGCACTCATGAGCGATGAGCAGGCGTTGCAGAATAAAGGAGCGTACCGCTCGTGGGAAAAGCTTGTGAAATATTCCGTCTCTGTCAAGGCAGGCTATCGTTTTCGCCACGGCGATAAACTCTACAAGACCCGCCAGCCGGAGTACACTTTTGTTTCACACTATGTCCCCGGCGAAATCGGCGTCGAAAGTCTCTTCGAGGTCATTAACGAGACCCATGCCGGAACGCTGGAAGATCCTATTCCTTACGAGGGCAACATGGAGCTTCTGAAAGGGCTTTATTATTCGCAGGGCGGTGTGACCTACCTGTGCACCATAGGCAGCGGACAGGCAGTGCCTCACGCGCTTAGTGACCTTGTAAAAATCTATGTGGAGGTGGCCGCCAATGAATAACGACGATGATGATGAGAAGACCTATTCGGGGTTAATTACGGAGGACTGCAAATGAGTGCGCAGACGATTTATATGCGGCTTGTGGCGGCAGGCATGACGCCGGAAAGCGCTGCGGGCATGATGGGCAACTTCCGCGCCGAAAGCGGCATGATCGCCAACAATGTTGAGGACAGGATGCACCGCATCCTCAATATGACAGACGCGGCCTACACCGCCGCAGTGGACGGCGGGCGCTATGTGAAGTTTGCCACCGACGGCTTTGGTTACGGCCTTTATCAGCTCACGCATCCCGCCCGCAAGGCAGGCTATCTCAGCTTTGCCAGAAGCCGCGGCGTCTCCATCGGCGACGACATGACGCAGGTGGACTATGCCGTGCTGGAGCTGCAAAGGGATTTTCCCGCGCTCTGGGCCTGGCTCAAGACAAACCGGGGAGTGACCCCGGCCGCAGACCGCATCTGCCGGGAGTTTGAACGCCCTGCCGTCAACAATGTGTCTGAGCGCGCGGACTTCGCAAACGAGTATTATCTTCTCTTTTCGGATGTGGCTGTGCCCGAAACGGGCACAGTGCCCTGGCCGGAAACTTCCCCGACAGCGGAAAAATACTGGCCGCCGAGAGTTTTGCAGATAGGTATGTACGGCCCTGATGTGGTGGCTTTGCAGGGGCTGCTCATCGCCCACGGCTTTCCGGCAGGAACTTCCGGCAGCTTTGACGCCGCCACAGATGCCCAGCTTCGCACATTTCAGGGCATTCACGGTCTCAAGGCAGACGGCATTGCCGGGAATAAAAGCTGGACAGAGCTGACAAGGAGGTAAGGCCGATGGACCTATCAGGAATCATCACCGCCCTCATCGGCGGCGGCATCGCCCTCAGCGCTCTGGTGGACATCTCGCCCATCAAGCTTGATCCGTGGAAGCGCATCTTCCGGGCGCTGGGCAAGGCTCTCAACGGCGAGGTGCTGGCAGCTCTGGGCGAAACCCAGAAGAAACTTGAGGCGCATATACAGGCAGACGACGAGCGCAACGCTGATATGCACAGAGCCAGAATACTGCGCTTCAATAACGAGCTGCTGCGAGATATCCCACACACAAAAGAGGACTTTATCAACATTTTGGCAGATATAGACGATTATAAGGCTTATTGCAGAGACCATGAGGAATACAAGAACAGCAGGGCTGTACATGCAATAGCCAACATCGAAAAAAACTACGACAAACGGCTGGAGAAGCACGACTTTGCAAATTGAAAGGAGATAAACCATGCTGAACATCATTCTGGAGAACCTTATCAAAATCCTCACCGCCCTTGCCCTGACCCTTATCAGCGTCGGCGGCACTTGGCTTACCACAAAACTCGGCAAGGTGAAGGAGCTGGAGGCTATTACTCTGGCCATTGAAAACGCCAAGAGCGCTGCAATGCTGACAGCCGCAGAGCTGCAGCAGACCGTTGTGGCCAAGCTCAAAGAGTCTGCCGCCGACGGGAAACTGAGCAACGAGGACATAATGTGGTTGAACAGACAGCTGTTGGAGCAGACAAAGGCCAAGTTGAGCGTGAATGTCTATGATCTTATCAACGCTGCCGGCGCTGACATCGAGGCAATAATTCTCGGCGCAGGCGAGGCATGGCTGACCGGCCTGAAGGCAAAGGAGTAAACTATGGAATACGCCCGGGCGCGGGTCAAGCTGCCGCCGGAGCTGGCAATGCTGAACCGAAGCCAGATCGGCCATGTGATCGATGAGTCCCCCATCAGTCCTGTTGATGCGGCCATCCTCCGCATGCGCTATCTGGAGCACCGATCTATGGTGGACATTGGGGTGGAGGTCGGTTATGACCGTTCGACCATCGGCGACCATGTGGCCGCCGGTACCCAGACGATCTGCTCCACAGCCCGGCGCATGACATGGCCTCAGTAGACGCAAAAATCCCGTCAACTGACGGGATTTTTCCATTTTATTTGCATTTTGCTCTTGACATTCTATATAGAATGTGCTATTATAATATCACAAACAAGAAAGGAGGAAACGACAATGAGCTACCAAGGAAAACACGAAAGCGAGCCTTCCCGTACCACCAAGAAGCTCGCCATCGTGTGCCGCATCGCTTGGGTTATCAAGAACGTCCTTGAGCTGATCGCATTGATTAGCGAGCTGCTCGACGGACTTGATTAACCGGCGAGGGGCAAGGGTGAACCCCTTGCCCCTACAGAATAAACTACCATGGAGCTGTTGTCAATGAAAAATATGAAATATTTGCTTATCGCGATCCTTATCCTTGACCTTTTTATCGCGGGCTGCCAGATTGCAATGTGGCTCATCGAGAGGAAAAAGAAATGAGCGAATTCAATCAAGCGAAATACGTCTACGAATATCAAAAAGCCAAGACCCGGCAAGTGGCGCTGCAGCTCAACAAAGTGCACGACGCCGACATCTTGGAGCATTTGGAGCGCCAGCCCAATAAGCAGGGCTACATCAAGGCTCTCATTCGTGCTGACATTGAGAAAGGAGAAAAATAAAAATGACCGCATTTGACCTTAATCAGAATGCTGTAGAAATTGAAGTCTACGGCGAGCGCGTGATTTTGCGCAACGGCGAAATCTTCACCGGCAGGCAGATCGACCTGCCTCATGATGAGCAGCGCTATTTTGACCGCGTCTGCGATGACCTTTATGATCTGCCGCTGTTCAACGGAGAGTTTATTAGCGCGAAGTTCAATATTTTTGAAGCTCGTCAGCCTGCCCGTATAATTGCAGATTGAAAAGTTTAACCGCCCTACGGGGCGGTTTTTTTCTCCCCTTTATGCCTCATAGATGCCACATAGACTCCCCCAGCAAATGCTGGGGGAGTCTATAATTATGTCCAGAAAGGAGCTGATTGAATGTCCTTCCCGACATACATGCCTCAGCCTGCGGCATATCCGCAGCAGCCTATGATGCAGCGGCCTATGATGCCGACTGCGCCCCAGCCTATGCGGCCCATGTATGCCGCGCCGGTACCACCTCCCATTAAGGTCAACGGTCGGGCCGGGGCTGATGCCTTCTACATGGGACCCAATGAGGTGGCGGTGCTGTTCGACGAGAACGACGATATATTCTTCTTCAAGTCTACCGATGGTGCAGGCTATCCCACGGTCAAGCCCTATCGTTTTGAGCCGCTGCCCGAGCAGGGCGCAGCCCCCGCCGTGGCTTATGCCACACAGGAGGAAGTGGCGGCTCTGAGAGCTGAAATATCCGAATTGAAAGGAGCGCTGAACAATGGCAAGCAGCCTGTTCGGAAAGCAGCAAAGGCAGACGCAGAGGAATGATAAAAGTGCCCAAATGGGCACAATGCAGCATCCTGTAGTGCGAGACTATCAGGAAGCCCTTGAAAGGGGAGATGAGCGAGCACTTCAGGCTCAGCAGCTGCTCTCCGTCAACAATCCTCAGCAACTCAAGCGCGTGGCTCTGGACATGCTTCAGCAGCGGGGGCTTACCCCGGAAGGATTTATAAAGCGGCTGGGCCTGCGCTGACAATTAAATAAACAGCATTTCTCTTTTCAGTTTTGAGCGGATCTTGACCAAAACCGCTCCCGTATAAGCACAGCGGGAGCGCGCGGCCCGATGTGGATAGATTTTATCAACATTTTTCAAAACTGAAAGGAGATTTTTAATTATGGGTGACAATTCCGATTTTGCTTCCGGCTATTCTCTCGGCAGATCTGAGGGCAGCTGCAACAATGGCGGCGGTTTCGGCGGCATGTGGGGAGATGGCCTGTGGGCCATTATCATTCTGGCTATGCTGGGTTTTGGCGGAGGCTGGGGCGGCGGCTTCGGTGGTGTCGGCGGCGGCTTCGTCAACGGCGCACTGACCCGCGCTGAGCTTTACGACGGCTTCGCCATGCAGAACATCGACAG